GTCTGCGAAAGCTTGAGGCTTCACACGGTGCGCTGGTCGGAAATCCTCGCCCTCTTGGCACAGGAAATACCGCTCTACCAACGCTCTTGTGACCGTGTCCACATTGTTGTTGTACACCCCCAGGTTGTGTGGAGGACTTAGCTCGGGTACAACAACAAAAGTCCGAGTTTTTGGGGCTAACCCATTCCGCTTGACAGACAACCGTCCGATCGCCTGAGCTCGTCGCAACAATTGCGGACAAACCCTGGTGTCAGATCCTGCCACGCGGACTGGGCCCCCTCAGCAAGCCAAAGGCCGCGCTTGTGGAGTCTCGATTCCCAAGCCTAGCCGAAGCCAACCCGGAACTCGTCCTCGCACATGCGCGACCGATTCGAACGCCAACTCCGAAAAGAAAGCGTTCAGGACGTGCGCCTCATGCATCACCATATCATGCTCCCGGATTCTCACCTCATCTCCGGGAGGACGACAGATACGCATGTACTCTATCCGCACCAACCTTTGGTTGGCCTCTGTGGGAGCCATGGGTCCCAAACGGGCTCGCAGCATGACAACCATGCGCGCCACAAACAACGACACCATCTGTCCCTGTCGTCGTATGTTGCGCGCACGGCTACCACGCCTTTGGTGCGTCCTTGCAGGATCTCGAGGCATTGGCAAGTCGCCCGCTATGATCCTATCCCAATCACCTGCGGTGCGTGTCTCTACACGGTCAATGAAGTAAAGCATATCCATCCGTAGCACTTCCTCCTGTTCCGTGTTGAGATCCGCAACGAACTCACCAGTCTCGAGGTATATCTCCCGCACCATTGCGAGTGTACCCTCTAACCCGTACCGACGCTCCATGGGCATCGATACATGATGGTTGACCTCTGCACGCACGCGTGCATCGAGTTGCAACTCATCTAAATCTCCAGACCGCAGCCCGCAGCATTGCAATGGCGCAACAACTGACTCGGCGACCCAATGCACAAAAGAGCGCTTGAGCTCCTCCCACGGGGACAATGTGGGAGTCGCTGGGATAAGTGGAACCGCAGCTAGGCTGGTTGGTGTCCACCTCCCCAGCTGGACACGAGTTCGGTTGTAGTGCTGAATCGTGGCCATGGTTGGAGAAATTGGGGTTGGTTGCCGCTGTAACCGCGCGGCACCGGTGTGGAGACCAGACCACCCTGGACGCTACTTTCACGAGATAGCGCAAGCTCTGGAGTGTGGTGCTTGCTAAGACACCCGACGCTCGTTAACACTCCGCCAAACACAACTCCCAAGCCGAAGGATTGTGTGACCAAGTTGATATCGCTGCTGGCCTACGGATCGCGACAGCGAACAAACTACTTTTACCCACACCAAATGCCCGGTGGAGTTGG